GTTTTTTAAAATACTCAGCACGTGAAACCAAAATCTCCTCTGGTATCCTTGCCAGCACAAGGCCTCCAATTCCTATACACCCCTCGTATTTGCCTTCGGTATAGAAAGGATATTTATTAGTGCCGATTTCTTTTTCAACTTGTTCGACTCTTACAAAATCCCATCCTTCCCTTAATTTTTTAGATACATTAGCTGTATCTTCAAAACCTTGAACGGTAGTACGGATCCATCTGTGGGCGTAACCGTTCGGTGCGGGTGGTGCATCCAAACTGGATGGTGGAGTCCAAGTTTTTTTAGCTTCATTTGAAACTTTATTCTCTGACTCCCGTGAAGTTCTCTTAATTGTATTCATACTATTTATCCTCCTTCACGTATCTAGCATATTCCTCTAGTGGCACATTTAATCTTTTAGCAATAGCTACCTGTGACTTTGTGAGTTTCACAGTTCTGCGTCCTTGTTGGCTACGACCAGCCGAGGCAACCGTTTGGACGGGTTTGGGTGTCTCTTTTTTAGGCTCGTCATTAGTGTTACTAAAACTTTCAGGAAAGTATCCTTTAAGTCTTGAGTTAACTTCATTATAATACTCATCACTGTCAACTTCAATACCCTCTTGAGAAATATTGTTGTGTATAGTAATTGCAGCATTGGTCATGACCTCATCATTCCCGAACCACGTATTATCCTCAGCCCATTTTTTGGCTCTTGGTGTAATTTGTGGTGCAGTTTGTGATGTTTCCGCTGTTTGAGGTGCAGCTTGTACGTTTTGTTGTTGTTTACTTTTTTCTTCTTCAGCTTTCTTTTTTTCTTCACGATTAGTCATCTCTAATCTAGCTTTTTCTTTTTCGACAGCTAGTTGAGTTAACTTATCATTAGCTTCCATAATTTTAGAAGCGTCTTGACCTTCGATTGCTGATTGAAGAGCTACTTTGACCTGTTCTCTTTGAGCATCTACTCTTGCATCTAATTCTTTTAGATACTGATCATCAGTAGAATTTAACTTTTTAAGATTAGAATCAAATTTCTTTTGTATACCTTGTGCAAAATCAAGAGCTGCTTTTTCTCTTCTTTCAGCTTCTTTTTTTTGAAAGACTAGTTTATCAATTCTTTTTTGATAATCTCTTCTCGACTCATTAAGGTTTGGTTTTTCTTCTTCAGTTTTAGATTCAACTTTTTCCTCAACAGTAGTTTCAGGTTTATCTTCTGTAACTTCTATTTGTGGTTTTTCTGTTTTATCTTCTTCTGGTTTGTCGTGTCCTGTGTATCCTAAATCAACTTCACCAACATTTAAATTAGGTGCTTCTTCTTTTTTTGATTTTTCTTCTACAGATACATTTTCTTCTTTAACATTATCGGTATCTAATTCTACCTCATGTTCTTTTGCCATAAGTGCTTCCGCACTATAGTCTTTTACTTCTGCCATTTTTATTCTCCTTTATTTAAAATAAATGGAGAATATCTTCTGGCTTACCTATAGTTCCTATGATCTCGTCATCATTGAGTATTCGGTGCTCACCGAATTTAGTTTGAAATCTACTTCCAGAGTATCTGCCATAAATAACAAATTCTCCTTCTTTACACCAAGCACCTTTAGGAAATTTTTCTTTATCTTGATAACAAAGGTCACCCTGTTTAACAACTAATCCAACGACTGTTGTCATTTGAATTTTGTCTTGAGTTTCATCTGCTAAGATTACACCGCCTTTAGTCTTTGCTTGGCCAGACCATGGTCTAACTAGCATACGGTATCCTACTGGGTTGGGTATGATTTCAAGATATTCTTTGATGCCTTTGGGATCTGTTGGAATTTGTGATTTAACCTCTTCCTTATTTTTTTCGTCACCGAAATTTGTAAGTTTAGGTTTTATCAATTGTACCATCGTTATCCTCCTTTTGCAGGTTTTTAATATCCTGAAGCAGCGTTTCTAAGGCGCTGAGTCTTCCTCGACCATACATCAATTGATCTACCGTTTCAACCCCATAGCAAAGGTGATCTTTAATATCTTTGATTTGTCTATTGATTACATTAACGATTTGTTCTTTCGTATGATAATCTAACATTAATTATAATTTAAACTGTTGTAGTATTTCTAGCTTCTCTTCTGCTGCTGAAATTTTTTCAATTAATTTATCAATCTCATCTAGGTGTTGAGGATGTTCTCCAATTGCTACAGGTTTCTCTAAATAGATTTGTATAGTAGCATCTGCTTCAGATATTTGAGCGTTATATCTGTCTTCTAAAGCTTGTAATAATGCTGATCTAAGACTCATAATGAATCTATATATTAATTATAAGGTTTGTAAATAGATTTTATTTTACCTTGTTCTTTAAGTTTTCTTAAATCACCTTTGCTCATTTTAGAATAGTCTGGTTCACTTGGTTTACGTTTGCCATAAAGCCAAGTCCATGACCAAGAAGTCAAAGCTGTTGAATAATGATATATTTTTTTTATAATCCATTTAAACATTATATTTTTTGCATCTCTGGGTTATTTGATAACATATTTTTTTCTGCTCTAGGTCTAGCTATTGAATCTTTACTTCTTTTTCTAAGTTGGGCAATAGCAGATTCTTTTAACTGTTTTTGTCTTCTAAATTCTTTTAAATCTTTTTCTAAGTTCATTGTTTAACTTACCATTTTATTTTTTAAGTTTCTAGATCCTAGTTAATCAAAAACTATATTTAATGATAACCTTGATTTATCTAAATTTGTCGAAACACCCTTGTGAAACCATTCGCTTTTAAAAACTTTAGCTTGACCTTCAATATCTGGATAAAATTTATTTAATATTTCAGTTCCTCCATCAGTATTTATCATATTATAAACAACTGAAACATTATGTTTTGTATCACTATCAACGTGACCTATGCCTCCCTGTCCTTTAAAATAATAATTCCAATAAACTCTTTGAATTGCATTGTATTTAAAATTTAACTTTAAAGATAAAATGTTTGCAATAAGTCGTGCATAAATATTTAATGGATGATTATTAAAATCTGTGTGTCCCTTATCTGCACTAGCAAAAGTCATTCCTAAATGAGGAGAGTTATTAGAATAAATAATATCGAAAAGTGGTTTGTTATTAAGAGACCCCTCGGAACCAAAATACCATCCTTTTTGATAAGAACAGATATCTAAAATATTTTTATTTTCTTCAAACGGAATTATATTATCTACTAGGATAGGTTCATTAATAGAATCTAATTTTTTAATTAGTTCGAACATTAATAATTTTTATCTTAAAGATAAAGGTATTACAAATTATTTTTTATCCTTGTTCATTCCGCCACGAAAGATCTGGGTTCCCTTAATGCCATAGATGCTCGCCACGACAAGAATCCATAAATTTGTAAACCAACTTGGAAGCTGCGAGAACATGTCGAAGAACAATTTTACTTTGTCCATCGCTGTCGGATCATCCGATACGACTGCCCAGGCCAAAATTGCTATGGGCAAACTTAAAATTATCAAAACTGCCTCGTCCTTCCAGTCTGACTGACGTGCTTCTAATAATTTTCCCTGGTAAGCTTCCTTACCTTCGGCCATACGAGATGCGTGCATAAGCTGTGCATCTGACATAGCTATCTTAGTTCTTTGTTTGTTTGCGTAAATTTTTGATCCTGCAGAGACTGCAAGTTTAATAGCTGATAACCACATTATTTAACTCCTGTAAATTTGTGTCCTTTGATTGCTGCACCCATACCTCTAATTCCATCTGGTCTGTGTGGGCAAGACATTTTATTCATTTTTCCTTTTTTCATTTTTACTGGAGGTACTTGAGGGTTAGGTCCTTTTTTTGGTGGGGGACCACTTGATACTCCTCCAGAATTGTAAGCTTTGAAATCAAAAAAACTTTTTGGATCAAATTTATTTTTTGGTGCTGCTATTGGTTTAGATACACAAGGAGGCATAGTTCCATCTGGACATAATTTAGGCCCACCATTATCTGGATTACCAAATTTTTTAAAACCAATTATGCCTGCATCTTTCATGTATTGTGTATCTTTACTACCGATTTTAGTATCTAGTTTTCTTCCATACTGACGATAGAAATCTCTGTTGATAGGCATTATCTTTTTCTTAGTTAAAAAATATTCTCCCTTAGCTCTCTTAGCTCTTCTAGCCTCTTCAACTGCTGTCAGGCCTTTAATTACAAAACCTGCTGGAGTAAACGGTATAGCTCCAAGTGAAAGTCTTTTTGTAGTCTTTCCTGCATTTACAACTTTTTGTTTTATAGTGCTTCCTTTACCAGGCGCAATATATCCAGCTCCACCTTTTTCACCTGGAGGTGGCTCATATGCTTTAGTAGGTGATTTAAAAGTACCTCCACCTGGAGAGTTTTTTCCTCCAGCATCGGCACCACCACCTTATAATTTAATAACTCTTAATTTTCTTTTCATTATTTTTTCTTCTTTCTAGCGATCTCAAGTTTTTCATCAGCAATTCTAATTCTTTCTGCTGCTTGATCCTCATTGTTTTCTAGTTTCATTCTTTCAATATCAATTCTTTCATCAATTTCATTTTCTTTAATTTCATTAACATTCATATCTTGCTCAGATTTTCTTTGAAGATCCATTGCCTTAAGGTCTAGTTCTCTTTCTTTTAATGCAACTAAAGGATCCTTCTGTTGACTCATGGCTTCAGCTTGTGCAAGTTCCATAGTTAACTCTGCAACTCTTGCTGCAATCATAGAATTAATTTTAATTTGTGCTCCTTTTTGATCAGCTTGAAACTCTGCTTGCATCATCGGATCTTGTGCTATCATAGCTCCAACTTCTCCCTGTGCTTTCATTGATACATGTTCTGATATGTGTGCTTGTAGAGCTGAATACACTTGAGGATTAATCTGAACCATTCTTGTAGACATAAAAGCTCTGTGTGCATTAATATGTGCATCATGATCTTGATCTGGGAATGCTTTCAAAGGTTTTTGTTGTAATACTTCCATGTTTTCTGTTGCAGGATCTTTTGGAGTTGGTTTTTCTTGTGGAATAAGTAATTGATCTATATCTTGAGTCCCCAATGCTTCATATACTCTTCGATATGCCTCTCTCAAGTTGTGCATCATAGGATTTGACGTAGCAATTTTTAAATTTTCGTTAGCAAGAGTTACTCTTTGTGCCATACTCATGATATTAGGGTCGGCAACCGGTATAACATCTACTCTATCATCAAAATCAGTTTGTTTTACTGCTTGATCTGCACCATATACTGAATATGGGTAGATTGGTGGTAAGTAAGTACCGAATACTTTTGATAAAAGTCTAAATTCTTTACGCATTGAGTAATAACATCTCTTGTGTATTGCACTCATGACTCTAGAACCACGCTCCAACAACGCAACTGTAGTTCCAACAGCTCTATTTTGCATGTCATTACCAGTATCCATGTTAGTGATTGCTGCAAACTTCTGTCCTGCATTAACAACAAAGCCCATTAATTGGTATAATGTAGCTGATGGTTCTTTAAATGGTAGTATTTGAAACTGATCTTTGATATTACCCCCAGGTGCATCTACATCTCTAAACTCTCCTGGTTGAAATGGTTGGTCATCATCTCTAATTCTTATACCTCTAGACTTAAATCCTGCAGGTAAGTTAGATAATGTACCTGCATCTAGTAATTGTCTTAAAGATTGTGTAGCAGTTCTAGATAATCCACCTATCATGTGAGTTAAACCAAAACCATAGAACCCTAATCCTGGTAAAAATTTAAAATGTACAAAGTATTCGTCACGTTTATAAGTTTTATCCTTAGGTTTATAGTTTCTATATATAGATAAAACCTCTCCAGAGCCTTCATCAATACTAATTATGTAAGGAACCTTAACTTCTTTTTCTGCGTTTTCCATTTCAAACTCTTCTAAATTACAATCTACATGCATCTCAAGAACTTGGTATGAATATTGTTTGTCAGTTGAAGGTGTAATTCCTTCAAGCTCTTGGTATTTTTTTTCAATATCTGTTGGGCCTGCTGAAGTTGGTTTTAAATCTACATCTCTATAGAATCCTGCTGCTTGTTTTTTAAGAATCTCATTCTCTCCCATTTTAATGACATGAGTAATTCTTTCACATTCCATTAAATCTGTTGTGTAATATGGAACTACTAAATCTTCCGCAGGAATAAATTTAGATACAGCTCTTTGCATCACTTCATCATAATAAACTTTTTTAAATGCGGATCCTGCTAGTGCTAAATAAAATAATAATTGATCAAATTCTGGAGTAAACTCCTCCATCTCTTCTGTGATCATGTAATTCATAAAATCCTGCACTCTTTGTGCTTGATTCATTTTTTCATTATCCTCCACGCCAAGGACTCTAGTTTTAACTGGTCCTTGAGACGGGAGTAATTCTTTATATGCTTGTGCTTGAAATTGTGTAACGGCCTCTGATAAAAGCGGATGAGTCACGGATGCCGAACCTTTAAAAGGTCTAGTCATCTCTGTGTGTTTGATTCCAAGAAGATCTAAATTATTAGTATAAGAAGTTTCCCAATCTTTTCTTGAGACTCTATCTTTTTTATAATCATCTAATAGTTGATTAGACAATCTTTGTAAAGTTTCATCGGACATGTCTTCTGCAAGATTCTTAAAAAAATCTTCCGCTGCAGAAACTTTTTCTTCAACTGAAAGATTTTCACCTTCAATTTCAATATCTACTTCTTCAGAATCAGGAGTTATAACTTCCTCTTCAATTGCTTTGTCAATTTCAGCCATGTTAAAAATTAATAAAGTTTAGTAGGTTTACTTCTCGCCATTCCACCACCACGAGCTTTAACCATTTTACCTTTGTTTAATTTAGTTTTTTCACCAAGTATAAATTTATTTAAGAAGCCTTTTACACCATCAGTGTTTTCACCTCTTTGTTTTTTCATAGCATTACTATAAACTTTTTTATTTTTATACTTAGTAGTACCTTTGATAATAGATCCATCATCTTGGACAAAAATAGATTTCATATTTCTAGTTGGGTTAGAACCATCTTTCTTTAATGAAAATTTTTTTAATGATGATTCTGGAACTTTTGTAATTCCAGGAGCCACAGCTTTATCACCTTTACCGATTTGGCTAGCTAAAAATTTTTTATCTCCTTTAGGTTTTACAAATGATTTTTTAAATGCATCGGTTTTACCAACAACATTACTTGATCCAGGTGCCTTAGCTTTTAGCATTCCTAACTTAGATGCACCTAGTAATGCTGCACCAGCTAGAAGAAGCTTATTTCTTTTTCTTGATTTTTTTGACATGTCTTTTCTCCTAATTAATAATATACGTATTTACGTTCTTTATAACTTTCAACCTCATCCTCGTCAGAATAAGTAGCTACAAAAGAACCTTGTCGATATCTTAACATAGCTTGGGTGGTGCTGTCCACATAATCGTCATGCTCTCCATGAGGAAACGCTGCACACTCTTCGATTACTTCTTGAGCCCAATGTTCATCTCTAGGAAAATATACTTGTTTAGATTCAAATATTGGAGCACAGGCGTTGACCCGTGAGTGTTTGTCCTGTCCTCTTCCTGGTGTGTAATCCATAACTGGTATACCCATACGTCTTAATTCTTGTAATAAACTTTGTCCACTAGCTTTTGCTTCTACAATAATTGTTTCTGGTTGCCAATACTTGTATTGATCGAGTGCTACCATTTTTAATTCTGGAAAATCGTATTTACCTTTTACTGCATCAATTAACATAATAGCATCAGGCATGGATTCGTGAGGCGTGAATATTCCCCATGTAGTAATGGCTGAGTAATCGGCAGTTTCTTTTTTACTGAATGCAGTGTCATAAGATTGAATAACATGTTTTAATGTAGGAAGATCCCCGACCCAAGGCTGCCACCATTCTCTTTTAAGAATTGCTCCTTCCTCTGACGTGGGGTTTTGCATGTATTGAGCCGACCAATTTCTAATTGATATTGACGCTTTAACTTTTTCTAATTCATCTAGAGACCAATACTCAGGCCACACGGGTTGTACATTCTCGTCTTCTCCTAGCAAAGCAGGAAAAGAAATTGTTTCCCATTGGTCTGACTTAGGTTCATTTTGTGATTTAATTAATCTACCGGTCAAATCATCTTGAGCCCATCTAGTCATTACAAGTACAATAGAGCCTCCAGGTTGTAGACGTTGTCTTGGTCCCGATAAGTACCAATCAAAAGTTCTTTCCATTGCACTATCGGATAACGAATCTTGCTCCGTATGTGGATCATCGATAATAAGTAAGTCCGCCCCTCGTCCTGTGATAGAACCGCCAACACCCGCTGCAAAGTATTCCCCAC